GGTTTAATCGGGGTTGGAATCGGTGCCTTTGTTGGAGGTATAGCTGGTGCTGGTGATGTATTATCTAAAATGGGTGTTGATGGTTCTGGTTTAAAAACAATGTTAACTAATATTTCTGGTGGACTAGAAGGTTTTGATAACATTGATGGTGGTAACTTTAAAGAACTTGGTGATGGTATGATTGCATTAGGTGTAGGACTTGCAGCATTATTTGGTGTTAATGGTTTAACAAAAGTTACAAATTTCTTTTCTAGTGCTTGGGGAAGTGTCAAATCATTTTTTACTGGTGAAGAAAAAGATACAAGAACCGGTATGGAAAAACTTATTGATAGTGTTATAACACCATTTGAAAATATAGATTTTGCTAAATGGAATGGTATAAATGCATCAGGATTTGGTGATAATTTAGAACATATATCTAGAGGTTTAATGGCTTGGGCAGCAGCAACACCAGGTTTTTGGTCATCTATGGGAAATTGGGCTGCAGGAATCTTTGGAGCTGATGACCCATTTGAAGACTTTATAGCAATTGGAGAAAAACATACTGAAATTGGTAATGCTGCAACAGCTATAGACAAACTTGCTGATGCTTTAATAAAATTAAATGCTTTAGATTTTGACGCTGATAAATTTCAATTTCAAAAATTTGCTTCAGATTTAGCTTGGGCGACAAAAGGTATACATGTTGCTATGTATGGAGGAACATATAATCCACCTGGTTGGGGTGGAGATAATAGAAAAGTATCAATTCTTAAAGGCAAAGGTTTAATTGATATACCTGCATTAGATTTTGAAAATGCAAGTACAGGTATTAATTTATTACAAAGTTCATTATCAAAATGGAGTGGAAATCCTGCTAAAGATATTGATTTATCCCCAGCACAACAAAGTAGGGATTTAGCCGGTATTAGTGGTGCTGGTGGTTCAAATATAATTAGTGCAGATAATAATAGTTCATCTACTACAATAACATATGTTGAAAGTCCATCTGAATATACAGACTTAGACCATCGTATTCTTAGTAGAACTCTTGACCTTAATTTTCAATAATTAATGAACAAGCATCGAATGATATATGATGATTGGTTAAAAAAATATAAAGGTAAAGGTGTTTTCGACCTTACCTGTCAAGAGAACAAAATCTTCCTTAAACAATATAATGCATGGAAACTCGGTAACATAGAGAGTTTTGAAAAAAACTTGACCTAAATCAAGTTTTTGATAAATATTACTGAGGAGGAAAGATATGATTAAATGGATATTAATAGGAGTAGGAGTGGTAGCATTTATTGGAGTATGTTTTATTGGTACTAATGCTTTAATGTGCGAACCCCCCTGTATATAATAAATGTCTTCGGGAGACTTAACGCAAAGAGATAAAAGTACAATGGCCTGGCGCTGGACAGCGCTTAGCATATATTTATTAATTTGCTTTTACGATTTTCTGTTCGTGCCTGTCTGGTACGGGCTCAACAGACCCGACATTTCTGAATTTATGGCAATTATTAACGCAACGGAAGATACCCTCGTTCAAATGGAGCTCATGAAAAAGCTGACCGGCCAGCACGAGCCATTCACGCTAATGGGAGGCGGCCTTTTCCATTTAGCTTTCGGTGCTATTCTTACTGGAACTGCGTTTGGAATGAACAAATAAAAAACCCCCGGTTAAGGGGGTTTCTTTATGTGAAGTTATGTTAAGCCTCAGCTGCTAACTTCTCGAAGTAACTCATAGTGTCATCAGAGTCTTTCTTCTCTACATTTGGAGTCGGTGTTTCCTTGAATGGAGATACGCTATCCTCCAATTCCATAGACTCCGCAGAAGAAGTTACTGCACCATTCTCACCTAACACACGAGTCAACTTAAGTTTAAGTTGGTCGTATGGTTTAAATGTTTCTGGGTCATTAAACTCTTTTAATGAGTATTCCTGATTGTAAATAGTTTCTAATTTCGCATCATCAGCTAATGCACCGGGAACGTCAAAAGAAGAACGGTCATAGTTTACATAACCTTCTACCTTCGCAATTTTAATTTTAAAATTCGCACCCTTCCACAAGTCAAACGGATTGACAGGGGATTCATCTTGGAACTGAGGTCGCATAGAATCCATTATTTTATCAAAGATTTTCTTCCCATACTCGTATAGGAAAACCTTACCTTCGTTTTCTGGGTTTGCTGGGTCACTCACCACGAATATATTAGACACATAATGCAACCGACGTTTTCTGTCTCTTGCAATTTGTTTGTCTGATTCTATTCCAGAATTCCATAGTTTGGTATTCATCTCTGATACTGGGTCGTCCTTACCAATAGTAGTTAGTGATTTCTCAACATACCATTGACCAGTTGGCCCTTTGAAAAAGTGGTCCCAATACTTTGACCAAGGAAGGTCATCACCTTCTTTAGCGGGAAGAAAACGAATAACGGCATAACCATTTCCCGATTTATCCCTTGTGGGTTTCCACTTGCGCTCGTCTTGAGCGTAACTTTCTTTCTTACCACCATCTATCTCGGCGGCTCCTACTAGCGAATCAAGTTTCATCGCTTTTGCTTTTAAGTCTGCAAAACTCATAGTATACTCCTGTGTATTATTTGTATTATATTTGTATCATTATTTAAATAGGTTTAGTATCAGATTCCTCATTTTCTTTTCATCGTACTCAAGGAATTGTTGATATTTTATCACCTTATCGGCAATATCTGGAAACAATATTGTTTCAGATACTAATTGACTCGCCCACTCAATAAACCCTGTGATGCGATTCAATATACAAACAGTTTCTAATGAAACCGTTCCTTCCAAATACTTATTTATAATGATAGGATATTCCCCATCACGTGCTATTAACAAATCGTTAAAATTAGTATCTGTCAGTTCTCTCAGTTCGTCCTTTACTATATAGGATAAACTTTCTATTCGTTTGAGAAAGTCCGTATAGGTCTTCTCATCTCTAAGCATATCACCAACCCACTTATTACCTGCTACTTGATGAGCCGCAAAGTACTTGATGATATCGCCTTTCTTCTTAAAACGTTTTCCAATTTTAGTTAATTGGTATTTGTCGTTTCGTTTCCAATAAGACTCTTGCGATACATTAGTCTTAAAGTTGTACTTAAAGGCATCATAATCCAATTGATTAAAATGCAAATTAATTGCTGTCGCATACTTGTATGCCTCAAATCCATTCATCATACAACTATTATACTCTAAAGTGGGTGCATTGTCAAGTTTATATATCCAATGCCAGAGAGGGATTCCCCCCTTGTAACATGTTTAAATTCATTGCTTCGACCTCAACTTTTTCCATTATACTCTTAGTTAATAGTCGTTTGCAATCTCTTGGGTCAACTTCATGTTTCTCACATATCGCCAAGATTGCTTCAATGTATTCAATACCTTTGTGAGTGATAATATAGTCTTCAATTAATTTGGAAAAACTCTGTTTATTAATATCAACATCTGCCATACGGTACCTTCTGTAATCCGTCCTTGTCATATGCAGGGGCAATACAACCCCACACTACTTTCCTTTCTTCATCTTCCCCAATAAAATCCAATGACCAAATGCCGTCTTTCAAGTATTGTTCGCAATGCCTTCTATATGCGATTGCGGATGCTAACTTGGCTTCTGCACCTCTTTCTTTTAGTCTAACAGATTTCCTTAATTGGGTAATCTTTTGTTTGTACTTCTTAATATACATCTTAACGCTTTGTACCGAGAACTCGTTATCTTCGGGTATCGCTAATACGTTAGGGTGTATGTTTTTGTATTGGGGAGGTTTCTTCATTGAACGAGCATATGCTAATCGTTCTGCGGCTGCCTTCCGTTGTTCTTCTGTCATAGGTTTGCGTTTCTTCGCCATGTTTCCTCCTGTTTAATAAAATAATTTAGTTAATATAACAATCTGTAATGCTAAAACAAGCAATGCAGTAATAGTCCTAACCCACTCTAATGTGTATCGTACTTTTCGTCTTTGTTCATATATTGTCATTTTTACCAATTATTATCATTTATATCTAATGTGTTCCTAACATTATTTAAGACGCCAGCTTCTTCCCACGCAAATTGTTCTTCTGTGGGGGTGTCGTACATTACTTCGGGGGTGAAAGCATCAACAGACGTAGGAACTTCAGTCTTTCTTACGTCAGACTCAATCCTACGTTGTTTAGCTTGGTATTGCAGTTTTTCTCTGCGTGTCATTCCACGTGTATTCATAACCACTATTATACTATAATTACTTCATTTAGTCAAGTTTATTTATTATAAATTGATTGTAAATGCGTCTCGAACTGTTCAACCTTTTCTACACGGTTCGGCCAAAGGATATATTCCTTTTCCGGGTTCGCTTTAAGATTACCCAATAGAGGCATTATCGCATTATATAAATCATCAACCTTATCTTGAGTTGCGGTTGCAACTGCTTTTAGTTCTGTTGATTCCTTATCACTAGTTTCAAGTTTTTGTGTGATTTCTAAATCGTCCTCATCAACGAGGGTGAATCCAAAATCAAATACGTTACTTGTTGCCATTTACTTACTCCTGTTCTTTATTTTATCGTGATTAACTATTGGCCAATCGATTGTCCAACATAGTTCTGGTTTACTGTATTTATACTTTCTATAATCACTAAATTTGGTAACTAGTGCCTTTCCGTGTCCGTCGGGAGTAATATACAATCCATCTTCCTTCACGAAAATAATACTTGCTTAATTCCTAGTGTCCAATTCTCTGCGGCATCTTCCACATAGTTAATTGATTTGTAAGGGAAATCTTCTATACCGATTCTAACACCATCTTTGTCTTTATAAGTGATAGAATAATATGCATCACGTTCGTCCAAATTATTTACTACTTGATAAATCTTAGCGACACCACCATCTGGTTTGTAGTATTCGCTCATCAGTTTTCTATTTTCCATGTGAGTTTTCCTTCTTTTATTAAACATTAATTTAAGGTTGGTTTTTCTAATTCTTCAATGTCGAGTCTACTTTTTAAGATGTGTTCGGTAATCATCAGAAAATCTTTTTCCGATAATACCGCTTTATAAATCTTAAGGGCATGTGCCATCATTATACCTGCAACCAATAATGGGTCTTCGTGTATTATAATTTTCTCGAATTCTCTGTATAGTTCGTCTAGTTCACTCATGTTATCTCGTTAAGATATGCTTGCCATTGCCAGTATCCATCAAACAACGTCTGTTCCTTTTCGGTTGCTTCGACTTCATCTAGTCCATGTCCTTTATGCATTTGTGATATGTGTACCATCTCGTGACACACAGTTAAAATAGCTTCGTCGGGGGTTAAGTTATGGTCAACTTCTATGTCGTACTCATCATCTTCTGCAGAGTCTATTGCCCACCCTTTAACGCCCTCGTCGGACAAATCTTCATATTCTACAGAGATTAATATATCATCTGGGATATCAAGTTCTGTTCGGCAGTAGTCAATAACATCTGGTATTGCGTTTTTAAAACTCATTTATGGCTCATTCCACATGGTGGGTTAAATTTAATATCGAATTCGTGTTCTAATTGTTCTATCATTTGTATGCAGTTTTCTAGTGTGTGAGAGTTAGTGTAGTCTTGAAACCACTCTGAGCGGAGTGCAGCTCCTCTTAACTTTTTCTTAAGGCCTGCAAATTTAATTTTGATTTGTTCGTTGGTATGCATCTCAGCACTTTTATTAACTAATCACTATTATTTATATTTTATGCACCCTCACTCTGACCTTCTAAAGTAAATAAATTCGACATACTTTCATAATAACCCGATTTGTAATCGAACTCGTATTCATTTGTAGGGGTATCTACTTGTTCCTTATCCCCACGTTCTGCGTCTAACCAACCGCATTGATAAAAACGATTCTTAGTACGAAGATATGTATCTCTATCTTTCACTTTAACAACTACACTCATTTGCCTTGACCTCTATATTTTTTGTAAGAACGTCTTTTGTTTTTATTCATGGACGACGTTTTAATCCACCTTTGTCCAATGGAAGTTTTCTTACGAACTCCAACGAAACCTCTATATATCTTACCCCTCATCTTCGTCCTTTTCTTCCATTTCGTGCATTTGAATATGATTTATATATCTGAAAAAATCACGTCTAAAATGATTGTAACCAGCATTCTTACCATGTTTGTAAGACACCATTAACGAAAATCCAACACCCAGCCAACCCATAAAAAATAGGTATCCCGGAATTATTATATTGGTTTCTATCATAACCCTCCTGTGATTATATCGTAAATTTCTTTCCAGTTCTTAACACGGGTTTCATCAAAGCAATCCCGGTTATGTTCGTGTGCCATTAAGATTCCCTCAAGACCGAATTTGTTTCCTGTCTTAACGTTTTCTTCTTTGTCCTCAATCCAGAAACATTCTGTACCTTCCCATTTCGCAAGGGCAATATCTTTGTCAGAACCCATAGAGAGGAATTCAAATCCATCGAACACATTACCGAATACATCTATTAGGTTTTGGGTACGCCAGTTCTGAGTTAATAGTTTGTCTGACATTGAAGAAATTACATGGAAGATATATCCGTGTTCTTCGTGTAACTTGCGAACATACTTAATCGCATCTTTGTATGGACTTAAGCATTTTATATCACCCGAGTTGTTGAACTTATGAACATATTTATGTCCATCTTTCTTAGTTAAACCTAATGAATGACCAACGCAATAATCACTAGTTACACGTTCCATATCATAGTTCTCTTTAAGCCATTTGTAGAAATGGTACTCCCAATCGAACAGGACACCATCTACATCTGTCAAAATTACTTTATCTCGTATTTCCATTTCTATATTTTTCTACCATTCTTAAATCGTGTTCGTCCATAAAAAGATATGCTTCTAATGGCATATCCTTAAACGAAACTAAAGAGTCTTCTTCAATAAGTACAGGTTTTACATATTTACCTGTCTTTGTATTGACTCTACCTTTTGTCCAAACCTCAACATCAAGTTTCCCTGTTGCTGGGTCAATTGAACGAAATCCTTCTTTCGAGATTTTTAATCCGTTATGTAATATCATTTCATGGTCTTCCTAAATGTAAAATTGTATCATTGTTGTAATACACCGCAAAGGTATCAGCAAACTTCTTATGAACATAACTCTTTGGTCTGATATAACCAGTTTTGCTTTTACCTCTAAATTTGATTCGCCTATCTTTCATAGGTAACAATCGAGTTACCTCACCATACAATGTCATAGGAATTCCCTTGAATTCACTAGTATGGGATTTTGGACTACGAAAACTCTCTAATAGAGCTATAGTTTCTTTATTGTAATCTGCATAAATTTCTGTTTTCACCATTTTCCTCCTGAAAGTATTGTACGCCTCTTTTTACGTGCCAGTTCGAGTGCTTCCATTCTGCACTCATAAGCAAATTCTTCTTCGGCAAAAGGTCTAGGAAACATCCATTCACCCGAAGAACCTAACCATAAATAGAAACTTGGCCAATAGAATATTGAGAAAGTTTCGGCAAACTCTTTACGAACAGTTTTGCCTTTTGCTTTAAATTTAATTCGTCTTTCACGACTTGGTAATAGACTCATTGCCGTCTTATATAATTCCATAGGGATTCCCTTGAAATGACTACGTTCAGCTTTAGAACTGACATATTTTTCTAATAGTTTTCGTTCTCTAGGACTAAGACAAAGAAAGACTTCCGACCTAATTTTCAATTTTTTTGTTTTCATAATATAGTTTCCTTTTTCATTTTATAATACTATTATACCATAGTTTTCACTTGTGTGTTGACTATTTTTAAAAATAATGATATTATTCTGTAAAACCACACTTTGGTAGAATATTATTCTCGTGTGTAATTTGAGAAAGGTTATTTGATTGCAATTGCACCAACAAACATGTGATTGCGCCAGAACGGCTGTATTTGGTTGAAACTAAAACCAGACAAGTTAAGATTACTATTCAACTCTTTCCATGTATTAGGTTTCATCATATGACGTAAAGTTCTTTCTTTATCCATAATATCTTCGGTTGTGAAGTTCTTTCTTTTGTAATCATAGTAGTTGAATGTCATCATATCCTGTAAACGAGGGTCTTCACAAACCGTTTTCTCTGCGAATATAAATGCACCACCATAATTTAATCCTTTATAAATCTGTGTAAGAACTTCTCTTCTATGTCTAGGGGGCATGAACTGTAACGTAAATACAGATGTTACAAGTGAACAGTTCTCAAACTTGTAATTTCTAATATCACCCTTTACAAAATCAAGAGAAGCCCACGGGTGTTCTTCAGATATTTCTTCCTTTCTAATATCCAGATTATCAAAGAATCCCTCTGCAACTTCTACACCAACATAACGAGCATCATTACCATGGTCTTGGTTTTCTTCTAGCAATCTTTGTGTTACTTTACCTGTGGAACAACCAATATCAACTACGTTCGTTCCGTTCTCTACAAAATAACGAGAATATCCAACTATATCATCTAAGAGATGACTATATCCACGAATGGAATGTTCAATATGGTCGTCAAATCCTTCTTCTCTATGTGCGAAAGTAAAATCAGCCATTTTTATATACCTCTATAATATTATCATAAACAGAATCAGCAATTGATTTAAGTAGGAGTGGGGGTACCATTCTTCCTATTCTCTCACTCTGTTGATTCCATTTACCTGTCAATTTAAAATCATCTGGCAACGATTGAATTCTTTTCAGTTCACCGATTGTCAGTTTTCTTGGTGTATTCCAATGAAATGCACCAGCCGTTGTATCATTACTACCCATTGCAGTAAGAGTGGGGGCGGGCACTTTGAGAGATACCCGCTTCAAATTAAAATGATGTCCTTTTGGATGATAGTCCATACCAGTTAAAACCTTATCCGGATTGATGGGCATATTACTTCCAGTGTCTTTCCAGTATGCGGTTTTTAAAAATTTCTCGGTAAGGTATTTCACTTCATCTTCATCATAAACCAATCCCTCTAAAGCTTGTTTTAAGGGAATGATAGTATTACTTTCGGTAGGGAATATACTTGATATATTCAAGAACGTTAATCCCACCTTTTCTGTTATGTCATTGCGAATACCTATAAAGAATACTCTTGTTCTTGTTTGACTAATACCGAAATAACGACTATCTAAAACCTTTGCAGACACATCATAACCTATCTCTTCAAATGTATTCTGTATCTTATTGAAATATTGTTTTGCTTCCCCAACGGTTAAACCTGCAACGTTTTCACCTATAATAATCTTTGGTCTAATATCATTTGCAATTCGTAGAAACTCAAAGAACAAATCTTCGATATTTTCTACCATTTTATCATCAGAATATTTTTTGGTTTGTCCCCAACCATCGGAATGTTTGCCACCTTCCGTATGACACATTTTACCCGCAACACTAAACGCAGAACATGGGGGACTTCCATCAAGGATATCTAATTCACCAACACCAATACCTGCAACATCTAGAATATCTTGTCCAGATAATTCTTTAATATCATTTGGCATAATCGGTGTATGGGGGTAATTTTCTCTGTAGGTGTTTCTAGCCTCTTCAACAAACTCATTAACACAAAGTATGTTGCCACCCGCCAAACGATACCCTGTTGAACTGCCACCCCCACCCGCAAAGGTGGAGATGACATTGAATTTCTTCTGTGCAGATGCTTCGAAAACATCTACCATATTGTATGGTTTATATTTCATAAAAATTCCTTTAATGTATTTTCAACCTTGTTTAGTTTCCACCAATCTCTACAAATATCCATAACTCTACTTCTACGTTTGAAATTAATTTTATTGTCATCTATTAGATTCTCAAATAGTATATTAGTATTTGACTCTAATTGCAAGTTTAAATGTGTTTTTATTTTATTTAATTTGTTGAACTCGTTCTGATAACAAGTTCGTACATGATACTTTTCAGTTTTGTTTTGATGTAGTTCATTCCACTCATACTGCATAAAGAAATCTTTTACTTTATCATGCCATAGATATGGATGCACTAATACTTTATCATAGTTTTCTGCCAACATCTTTTGTTGTAGAATACCAGCTGGATTTTCTGCACCAAAGTATCTATCTCTAAAACCATCAAACTTTTCTTTAGTCTGTATAAAGTTAATTCTCGCTTTCTTGGAAACTCCGTACCAACCATCAGCAGCTATACCAGATAATACATACTTTTCTTTTATCTTTGGAAAGAGATACAACCCAAAATGTGTACACTCAAAGTGTGTTTTCTTTTTACAATCGTATTCTCTTAACAATGTAAAGAAGTCTTCTTTTAAATTTGTTTTAGGAACAACTGTTACATCAATATCCCAACCAAAAGTCTTTGCAACATCTTGTGCAGTATTACTATCGTATGATGGTTCACCTTCTAGATGAAAAGTATATGCAGATACTTTCTTTCCAAGTCTCTGTGCAGTGATACCCAAACTTATCGAGTCAACTCCACCAGAAAGACAGAGGGCAACCTCGTTAGATTGCACCTCTGTTTCAATTATTTCACTTAGAATTTTATCTATCATCTTTATTGTATGGTTTATATTTCATATATATTATTATACACTATTTGGGGAAGAAAGTCAAGTGTTGAATGGTTTATTAATTATATATCACGACGTTCCCAAGGATTTCCGTTCTCGTCAACTA